CATGGGGATCGGGGAAGAGGTGGTAGAGGTTGCGGTTCGGGGCCACTACGGATACGTGGACCGGACGGAGCCGGGCGATGGGCTAAACGGAATCTACCTCTTGGATGTGGATACGCCATGAAGCTGATCGAAGAACGGGTAGCCGGGGAGCCAGTCAAGATCTGGATTGTGGAACGGCCCGAAGACCTTGAGGCGTTCCGGGACTTCATCCGCGCGAACTTGCGCGGCTTGGCGTTCGACACGGAGACCACAGGCCTGGACATCTACTCCGTGGACTACAAGCTCCGGCTTGCCCAGTTCGGGACCCGGGACACCGCGTACGTGATCCCGGTCGAGCTGTTCGGGGCATTCGAGGTCATCCGCGCCCTGAAGGCGCTCCGAGTCCTGATCATCCAGAACGCAGCGTTCGACCTTCAGGTGGTCCAGCGCTGCCTTGGCGTGCCGATGGAAGAGCTTTGGCCCAAGGTTAAGGACCTGAAGATCTATGCGCACCTGGTGGACTCCAGGGGCCGGGAAGAGGGTGGCACAGGCACGTCGCTGGAAGACATCACGCGCGCATACATCGACCCGGAAATCGCGGACCGGGTCAAGGGTTCTATGGTCGAAATCGCCAAGTCCCTGAAGACGACCAAGGCCAAGGTCTGGAAGGCCGTGCCCCTGGACCATCACGGGTACAACCTATACGCGGGCATGGATCCGATCCTGAACGTCCGTGGCATGGAAGCCTTAGAGCCCCGGGTTCCGGTCGTGTCCCGGCCTCTGATCTCGTTCGAGCACGAACTCGCCGAGATCCTCTCGTACTACGAACGTGGCGGCTTCCTTCTGGACGAGGAATACACTCTCGGTCTCCAGGAAGAACTGCTCCGGGTCGAAGAGCGAAACGTGAATGATGCCATGCTCCACGGCGTGGAAAGCGTGAACTCAACCGAACAGGTCGCGGATGCGTTCGAGGCCCTGGGCGTTCGGATCAAGGAACGAACCCCGACCGGTAAGCGAAAGGTCGACAAGCATTTCTTGGAGCAGATGCTTACGTTCGAAGACGAGCGGGGCCGACTGGCCCGATTCATCACCGAGGCCAAGAAGGCGCGCAAGTGGCGCACCACGTGGGTTGAGTCGTTCCTTGACGGCATGGATGCTAACGGTCGGTGCCACGCCTCTATCAACCCGCTCCGGGCCCGCACAGCGCGAATGTCTATCACCGGGATCCCAGCTCAGACGCTGCCCTCGCATGGTCCGGACAAGTGGCTGATTCGCCGGTGCTTCGTTGCCGATCCTGGGCACCGGATCGTGTCGGTCGACTACCAGGCCCAGGAGCTTCGGATCTTGGCCGCTCTCAGCGGCGACACAACCATGATCCAGGCATTTGCGGAAGGCGCTGATCTTCACCTCATGACGGCCCGAGCCGCCTGGGGTGACTGGGTTCAGAAGGAAGACCCCCAGCGTGATTACGCCAAGACGGTAAACTTCGGCCGGGTCTACGGTGGCGGGGCCAAGACCGTGTCTACGCAGACCGGGCTTTCCTTCCTGGAAGCCAAGCGCGTGGTCGAGGCGTTCGACCGCAGGTACCCGGGTGTCAAGAAGCTCTCGGACCGGCTCATGCGCGAAGCCCATCAGAACGGGTACATCGTTTCGCCTTCGGGTCGCGTGATGTACGTGGACCGGGACCGTGGGTACGCGGCCATGAACTACATGGTCCAGGGGACTGGACGGGACGTCACGGCTCGTGGTATCGTGAAGTTGCACAAAGCGGGGTTCACCCCGTACATGCGGCTCCCAATCCACGACGAGACCCTGAGCAGCCTTCCGGCTGAGCAGGCCGAGTGGGGAGGCGCTAGGATCGCGGAGTTGATGTCAGAATCGATGGGCCCGGTGTTCATCGGTACGGATGCAGAAGTGGGCGCCCGGTCCTGGGGTTCACTTTACGGATCGGAGGAATGATGAGCGGGGCCTACGGAGGCGGGAAGCGTCTTCAAAACTTGACTTTGGTCGACAAGGACGGGATCCGGCTCTTTGTTCAGCAGGGGCTGAAGCCGGGTGAGCATGTGCTTCTCACCGGAGACAGAGACGTGGATCACATGGTGGAGCTGAGTCCCGAACAGACAGCCGAGTTGATCAAGTTCCTTCAGATCCGATGAGCATGCACAAAGAGTACGTCGATGGCGGGAACCGGGTCAAGTTCACCCGGTCCGCCGTTGACGGCCATATCACGGTTCGAACCTGGGACGCTGACAAGCAGGCCTGGACCGGGTACACTGTGATGGGACCCGCCGAAGTGCGGGACTTCGCCTGGTGGGCAGTCTACGGAGAGGAACAAGAATGAAGATCTACAAGGTCGGGGACAAGATTCACAAAAATACCTCGGACCCTGGGAACATCACCGAACTGAATGACCTCGATGGGGGTATCAGCGAGCTGATCAAGAACGGTGATGGTTCGTGGAGGTGGGGCTCTGGCGACGCCCGACCGTGGTCTACCGCCGCACCTCTGGCCTGGAACAACTATCTCGTGGTGACTAAGGTGGAGGGGGAATCCACGGTTCGGGCCCGGGTGCTGGACGAGGCCAAGCGGATCACGGCCACGGACCGGAACTCCTCGTACGGGGAGCCGGAAGACAACTTCCAGCGCATCGCGGACTTCTGGAACGTGTGGCTTCAGGGCACGCTCAAGGATGATCTGGCCCTGACCAAGGGGGACGTGGCCGCGCTCATGATCCTGGTCAAGATGGCCCGGGAGATGAACGCCCCGAAAGAGGACAACAAGGTGGACGGGGCCGGGTACTTCGCCTGCTGGGCTGAGGTGGACTCTCAGTGAAGACGTTCGGTCCTAAGCAGAAGACCCCGGAATACGGCCTGAACGTCCTGTACACCGACAACAAGTGGCGCAAGTACTGGTACGGCTCGAACCGAAGCCTTCGGGACCGACGTCACAACGAGTACCACCGGCGCCATGATGTGAAGGTTGTCCAGGATATCCAGAAGTAGGGTTCACTCGGATGGGGGTACCGGCCTCGGGCCCCATCCGGTAATCTTCTTATATCAGCAACGGAGAGAGGAACCGAGATGGCAAAAACTCAGGCACAGAAGACGGCGGAAGCCCTTCGCAAGCTCCACGCGTGCAAGAGCGCGGGTGAGGCCCTCACGTTCCTGAACAAGCTGAAGAAGTCGGACCCGACCACCTGGGCCGAGGTCCGCAAGGGTCGCTGATCTCCTCCGGGCCAGGGGTTGACCGCCTCTGGCCCGGGGTGTAGTCTCTGAGGAGAGGGAATGCCGAAGAGCAAGGACCCGGAGCGGCACGGAGGCCAGTACATCATCACCTGGACCGATTACCAGGGCAAGAAGAGGTTGGCTCGCAAGCCGACCAAGGGCCAGGCTCAGGCGTTTTTGCGCCAGCTCCGGGACAAAGGTATCAAAGGGAAAATGCAACGCTGGTAAGGAGGGATCGATAATGGGATGGGGAAGGTCTGAGACGGAATGGGGTATCCGGTTCGGGAGCAAGGACACCTGGGGGTTCGGCTCGAAGCGCGAGGCTGAGAACGCCTGTAGGCGCATGAACAAGGGAGTCAAGGCCGGAGGTACCAAGGCCAAGGTTATCCAGCGCACGAAGAAACTCACGGCCATCAGAGGCCGTGAGAAGGACAAGTGCTCGGGCGGCAAGTGCAAGGGCCCGTACACGTGCCGGAAGCACGCCAAGAAGATCAGTGGCTCCGAGTACGAGCTGTACGACGCGAGGGGCCGAAACAAGAACACGGTTCGCTGGGACGAGAAGTAGGGGTTGCGCGGGCCTTCGGGCCCGTGCTATCCTGGTTTCACCAACGAGGAGAGGAACCCTGATGACGATCCAGGATCTGCCCATCGAGAACCTCCGGAGCCTGCTTCGCGGCCTGGAGACTCAGAACCGGCGTCAGCCGACCCGGCAGACCATGGCAAAGATCCAGGCTGTCAAGGCCGAGCTGAAGCGGCGGAAATGATGGGCACCCGGATCACGGGCGGAGAACCGCCCAAGAAGCGAGGCTGGAATCAGACCGACAAGTACCCGGCCCTTGAGGTGGGGTGCCTGAACACGGTTGAGCACATCGGGTACAAGATCGTAAACTTCAAGATTCCGGCTGGGGTTGCCACCAAGAAGTGCCCCCAGTGCGGCCGTAAAGTTGGGAGAGAGTAGCGTGGCCGGAGTCAGCAAGCGGGACAAGAACCACGAGTACGGTCTCAAGTACTCGGTTCGCATCGCCGGGGGCGTGGTCCGCACCCAGAAGTGGTTCACGACCCGGGAAGAGCGTGCCGCCGCAATGACGGACGTCAAGAACCGAACCAAGGGAAACCTGATCTCGATTCGCTGGATGGGCAAGTAAGGAGTTGCGCCTAGGGCCTGGCCTATGCTAGGCTCTGGGCACAGCCAAGAGAGGAGCCGAGATGGCGGGTCGCTGGTTCGGGAAGTTCGAGCGGGTCATGAAGAAGTGCAAGACCTGCAAGGGCAAGGGTAAGCTGACCGGGAAGATGATCGAGGGGACCGGGCGGAAGTCCATCACCTGCCCGTGGTGCAAGGGCCGGGGGTTCGTCTTCGCGCCCCCGAAGAAGTAGAGGAGACGACATGGCACAGATGCCCAGCTTCAAGGGCCACAAGCTGAAGATCGGGAAGCCCGCCAAGGACGGGACCCTGCGCGGCCGGTGTTCGTGCGGAGGCTGGATCGGGACCGGGAAGACCCGGGACGAAGTCCAGAACAAGTGGAACAAGAGCCACGTCAACAAGTTCGATAGCTGGAAGTGACCGGGAAGGCCCCTTCGGGGGCCTTCCAACCTAAGGAGGAATATGGAACGTTTCAATCCCGGCGACAAAGTTCGAGGGATCGGGCTTAATTCCCGGGCGCTGTACGAAGGCACCGTGATGGACCCGGAGTACCGCAAGTTGTACGGGGCCGAGGCGATCATCAAAGTCACCAAGGTAGTGAAGGGGTTCGGCCAGACGGTCGGAACTGAGGTAAACGTCATCAACGTGGAGAGGATCGAAGAAATGCCGTACGTCAAGAACCTGGTGGGCCCGAAGCCGGAGCCGGTCCAGGGGCCCAAGTTCCCGACGCCGTGGACCTCGGATGGTTCGAAGGTCCTGGACGCGGACCGCAAGGTCGTGGTCAAGCTCCAGTACGGCGGCTACAGTGAGGGTGAGTACACCGCCCAGCTGCCGCTGCACGAGCGGTACGACCTGGCCAAGATCATCGCTGCTGCTGTGACCCAGTTCTATGCCCAGAAGGTCGAGGACTCCAAGAGCCCTTTCTGAGCAAGCCGGTCCGCAAGCCTGACCCGAACTTCCTGGAGATCAAGGAATTGATCACGGCGCAAGTGGAGCAGGCTCGTGCGGCGGGCACTTGGGGCCTGTAACAGGAGTAAGCCCCCGGACCAATCCCGAAGGGGAAAGGCCCGGGGGCTTATCTTCGTGTCAGACGTCGGTGTTCTTGGGCGCGACCACGGTTCCGATCACGGTCAGAAGACCGGTCAGGGAAGCGGCCCACGCGGGATCGATCCCGGGGATGAGCACCGATACACCC